GTTATTTTCCGTACAAGCCTCCGCCTTTCGCTTTGTACTTAGTACCCTTCATGCCGCCACCTCTAGCCATGCCTTTGGTGCCCTTCATAGCTCCACCTCTTGCCATGCCTTTGGTGCCCTTCATAGCTCCACCTCTTGCCATGCCTTTAGTGCGCTTCATAGCTCCACCTCTTGCCATGCCTTTAGTGCCTTTCATGGCTCCGCCCTTAGCCATGCCTTTAGTGCCTTTTAACATAGGTGTAGATCCAGCCATTCTTGTACCTTGTCCCATTAAAGCAGACATAACCGATCCAGGCATTTTGCCAATGCCAGGATTAGCTTTCATTTCTGCTCTAGCAGCACCACCCATAGACATGTATTTAGTGCCTTTCATACCGCCACCTTTAGCCATACCTTTGGTCCCTTTCATACTACCGCCTTTGGCTCTGTATTTGGTTCCTTTCATAGTTATCTCCTTCCGTATAATCCCATATTAGGTTTTTTTACAATCCTACCACCCCTTGAGGCAAAAGTCTTTACATTAGTTGGCTTACCCCCTACACCTTGAGGTTTAGCTCGTTTTCTTCTAACAGCTGATTTTATCTGCGATTTGCTCATTCTCCTAGCTTTTGCGGCTGGTACACACTTTGGGTACTTTCTTTTTCTGTCGGCTTTGAGTTTGGTTCTTCCACACTTAGCGAAGCCACCGCCTTTTTTTGGTGCCCCTATGTCAACCCAATCTTGTTGGAACCATTTTGTAAGACTCATTTTTTCCTAGTTTTTCTAATCTGTTCTTTGCCTTTTCTGAATATCTCTGCGACACCTTTTTTGCCCATAACCTTAGCTCTTTGTTCGCCAACAGTTAAAATCTGTATTTTCCTAGCAAAAGGTTTTTTAATTCTTTTAACCTTGTTTACTGTAGCCGTAGCATCCGCCATAGTTTTGAATTTTATGCTTACAGTATCTTTTGGGTTTTCATCAGTATAAAGCCTTCTTCCTGATCCTTTTGGCTTTTTGCCTGTCCCTACCTTTGGATCTTTCTTTTTTTTCATTTTCTTTTGTACTTAGGACTTTTACGTTTTGTCCCGTCAGCTCTTTTAATTAAGCCTCTGGCTTTTGCGGATGCCCGCTCGCTAAAACCAAGTTTTTTGCCTTGTTTGATTTTGCGCTTGATTGTACTTGCCTTGGCAACCATTAAGTTCTAGGCACTCTAGTTTTTTTGCGTTTGCTCTGCATCATAGCTCCACAACCTCTGCCCTGGACCATCATCACAGGACCGCCTTCACGCATGAAACCCATTTTGTTTCTTACCTTTTTAGGTAGTTTGGGTAAGCCTTTGTTGTCAGCTGGTATTGGTTTTAAACCTTTCATTTCACCACCTTCTGCTTTTTTAGCACCTTTGTACTTACCGCCCATTCTTTTGTACTCCTGGACCATGTAGGCATTAGCATAAGCAGACGGGTAAACGTCAAACTTAGCTTTAGCTTTTGCCTTGGCTCTGGCATAAATCGAAGGGTTTGCTACATTAGATGGTGTTTTAGATTTAGCTCCACCACCCTTTTTCATTTTGATTGATTCAAGTGTCTTTGCTTGGCCAGCGTGTGTTTTACTGGCTTTTTTTAGCTGTCTAACGACTTTGTTTATTTTCTTTTTTGCCATAATAATTTACCAATTTTTACAAGACCAGTAACCCGCAGTAAATACATCTTTTTTCTTTTGTACTGCATCGCAGTTATGTCTTGCTCTAAAACTTTTTCTACGTTTAGGTTGACTCTTTTTAATAGATAAGTTCGGATCGCCGTAACGTACTATTTTTACCTGATCCCCTTTTTTTGCTAAAACAGCAAACTTTTTGTTTTTGCCTGGTGTGCGTTTCTGTTTGTTATAACCAGGAAAAGTCTCCCCGCGGTAGGATAACCTACCGCTAGGAGATCTTGTGACATCTTTAGTCGTTGCCATCTAAAAGTTTTTAGTCAGGACCAAAATGATGGAGTAAGCGTCGCCGTTACTGTGACCTACTGTAGTAAAGTCAATGTCGCCGGTTACACCAGATCCCGCATTATTAGGAATACCTGTGAATAAATCGTAATATTCATCACCTGTACTATCAGCTGGTAAAGGTATAGCTAAAACATTAGTGGTAGCGTCGAACTCGATATCTACGCCCATACCACGACATGCCCAATATATTCTTGAAATTGAAACCGAACTACAAGCCTTGCCAGCACTGTTACTAGCTAACGCTGATACGTCAACTTTCTTAACAGAGGCTTCGCCTGTGCCGTCGCTTTCATTAGTAAATTTCAAGATTGCGGTTTTCTCGCCATCTTGTATGGTTTGACTGGTTACTGTATCAGCCATGTTTTACTCCTTACAGTTCAGTATTTGCTGTGCGTTCTTTGCTTGCGCCAATGTAATCGACAGTCAAAGTTTTTGCAGCAGCAGCACCATTTTGTATGCCAAATGATACAGTCAATTCTTCATTGTCAGGAACATTTGTACTGACAACTGTGCCAGCTAAAACATTATTTTGAAAGACATGAAACTTTTGGTCTTTAGGATCGTAAACGAAACCAAGTGTCATAAAAGTATCGTCGGCCAATGAGTTAGGCAAAGTTAATGTTGACTGTGTGCTGTCTTTTTCAACAATAAAGCTGATTGTGGCAGCTCCATCTGATTTCAAAAAGAAGATACCATCTGTTACATCTAATGGTGTTGTATCAGTAAGTTGTAATCCAGCAACTATGTCAGTTTGGGTAGCATCATTGGTTTTAAACCTAATGTGAAATGCTAACTGTTTACCAGCTTCGTATTTAAAACCTTCTTTTACAAGTTGAAAAAAGTCATGGTCGTTATCTCCAGCTGCGTTGGTTACTAATAGTAAGCCACCATCGCCGTCAGTTAACGCTTCTGTTGCAGATCCAGTACCATCTTCTGTTGTAGTTATTGTCCAATCGGACGCTAGGTAAGTATCAAAATCATTAAAATATGTGTGATACTTATGCGGTGCAGGTGCTTTAAATTTGCCTAATGTTGAGTCAGTTCCAACATTGGTAACACCCGAAGTAAAGTGTGTAGTCATAATCAGCCTCCTTATAAATAGCCATTGCAAGCACCATGCTTGCAACAATTAGTTCTACAGGATTGATAATACTACTAGGCTATTTAATTGGCAACTTTGAGATCTTCTTGGTTAGCCAAGTATTCAAGTTGAGCTAGAGTGCTAGGCATGCTGGTATGGTGAATACTTATACCACCAGCTGCCGTCCAAGCCTCACAGTTAGACTTCTTATCGTCTACTAATACGTCGCCAGGTCTAGCGAAGACTGATTTGTGTTTGCCTTTGATTGTGCAAGTTACTACAACGTGTGGATCTACATACTGGTGAATCCATGACATCTTATCTGCCACCACTAAAGGTCTATTAATCTCACCAGTAGCCGTAAGAATTTCCCAAGGTAAACCGGTGTTTTTTACAAAAGATATTAAATCTAACATGCCTGGCATGACTGGTAAGTTTCTGAAAAGCCTTTTGTTTATGAAGTCGGCCTTTTGCTCGTCGTAGTGGCCTTCACTCTCCAAGGGCCCGTTTATGTAATCCGGGCCCTCTACTCCTTTGACAAAATCTGCCAAAACTCCATCCATGTCTAAGTATATTTTTTTCATTCTACTCTGTCGTGTATTGGTACAGGACCTAACCCGTAAACATTGCCAATGTCCTCACCCATCAATTCTCTACATTTTTCTCCAAACCTAGAGTCTGAGGTATCTGCAAAGTTGCCACCGAAACTTGTATGTATGTCTAATTTTGACTCAGGCACTATTTTTAGAGCACACCCAAACCCAAATTCTTGTTTGATCAATTTTGCTGCTGGATAATCTTCACAAGGATTGAAAGGTCCATCTACATTGGTTACACAAAACCCTTTGACATAAGAAGATTCGCCACCATTGGTAGCGTCATTTCCATATAGTATGTCTCCAGGAGTCTCTTTCATTACATAAATATCAACGTGCAATCCCATTACGCCACCCCCTCTATTTGTTCCATAAACTCAAAATCTGTGTCCCAAAGTTCGTCAACTCTGTCATAGTCGATCTCAGCTTTTTTGAGCTGTATCTCCCTGCCATAACCATCAATGACCTTATTACCTGGTTTATCGATCATTTTAATAATGCCAGAGTCAATGAAGTTATTAACAAATTCTCTACCAAACGAACCCTCCAATTTTAGAAACAAACCAGTATTGTAAGTTTCTAATGCTTTTTTATATGTATCCATTACACCACCTCCTTTTTTTTAAGCTCTTTTAGTATCAACTCAAGTTTCTCAAGATCGTCCCAAAAAACCTTACCCTTTTGAAACTTGATATTTTCAATAGTCATTTCAAGTCTTTCAACCAAAGTATATCCACCGATCATTTCCATTACACTATCTCCCTATCTAATTTATTTCTTTGTACTCTGAATAACTCACAATCATCAAAAGAAAATTCAAAGTCTTTCTTGTATATGTTTTTGTAAGGCATTGAATAAGTCTCTTCTATGTCCCATCCTTCTGAAACGTGTTCAACCCAAAATTCTAAGATCCCGCCTTCATAACCAGATCTTCCATAACTTCTTAAATGTTTGCCCTGACCTTCAATCACCGCAATAATTTTTTGTATTGCTTTAATTTCGCTGTCGTAAATTTCGTATTTATTATTCATTTTTCCTCCTTAGTCTAATAAAACCATATATGCCTCTGGCTCATGTTTCTTAAACCAGTCGCAACCTTTTCTTACGTTGTCGTAATCTCTGAACATTTCACAACCTTTTACAAAGTCGTAAACCGCAACCGCATCTGGATCAAGCATTACACCAGCTCCAGTGTAAGGGTTCTTAACCCAAACAGGTTCAGTATCAACAACCACCACATTTTTTGGTAACTCTCTCATTACACCACCTCCTTTTTTTCTGCAATATAATCTTTAGCATCACTCAAGGTCCTAAAGTTTTCAGCCACTACTCTGTTATCCTTTCCAATGATGTACCAAGTTTTTTGTTTGAACTTGTTAGGTACAAGCGTTCTGCTTGCACTAAAAAAATCGACCGCTTTTTTCTGCACGTTTGTAATAATATTTTGATCGCAAACATAAATGCCATCGTTTAACCTACATGCTTGTTTCACTCTCACTTGTATTCCTCCTTTTTTGTTGTTGTTTTCATGTCTCACATAGATATAATACAGTATTTGCAAGAATATGCAACTATTTACAACTATAAATATTAAAATAATTTAGGACAAAAAAAGGGCCCCGAAGGGCCCTTTTGTAACACTGAGTAATAAAGTGTGTTACGACTTCAATTATGCACCTTGAGATCCGTAGATTCCTCTCCAGTCCGAGAAACCAAACGAATATCTTTCTCTAGCTTTATATCTGATATTGCCTGTAGAAAAGTCTGGTTCCATAGATGTCTCCATTGGAGATCTTTGGAACATTTTTAACCCTTCACCAGCGCTGTTTACAGATGTCAGAATGAAGAAAGCATCAGGATCAGATAGATAGTGATTGACAACGTAACCACCAGGTAAAACACCTGTGTTTCTGATTGCGTTGATATCGTTATCCGCTGTTCCAGACCTTTGTGTTGAACTCAAAATTCTGTCAGCAACGAAAACGAGTTGCGGAGGAATTACGAGTTTATCGGCCATAACACTTATGGTTAAGCCTCTATCGTCTGTAAACGTCGATATGTCTATTAAAGCATCCTCTAATGAGGCTTCATTAAGGTCTGCCATAGTCGTTGCTCTATTCGCAGCTGTTCCACCACCAGCAAGGGGGTGAGCAGTATTGATTAGAGAAACACCATCACCGCCAGTAAAACTGGAAGAGAAGGCGTTATTGAGTACGTCAGCGCCTTTGACTTCTTTGGTGTTAGCCATAGATTTAGCCAATGCTTTAACATATCTTTTACCCAAAGAGTCATAAAGGTTGTCCTCGACAGCTTCCTCTGTCAGCGCGAACGCTAACGCGATTGTGTCGTGGGTATATCTAGCACTAAAACTTTCATTTGCGCTATCAAATTCAACCCCTTGCCCTTCTGATTTGACGGGTGCTCCGCCAAAACCAGTTACTAGCACTTCTTCCTCGAACGCCCTGTTTGAGTCCTCAATTACAAAAATATCTTCATATTCTTGGTCATAAGAGTCATAAGACATACCAAAAAGTGCATTAAGTCCTGGTTCTAACTCTTTAGCGAGTTGAGCTCTTGAAATTGCCATTTAATTAACTCCTTATGCTAAACCAGCACCTTTTTGTCCCATGATATGGTTCTGTATGACACAAAGGACATTGGTGTTGGACGATGCTACATCGTCGTTATCAGGATCCTGAGAGATATCAATACATTTTAAAGGTAACGTAGCTGTAGTAGCTCCTGTAGTTACGTCTAATTCTGCATTAGATCTTCCAGACTTAGTATCGCCTACTGGTGATCCGTCAACAATGTCAAAGTTTCCGAACAAGTCGGCGACAGGAAAAGTGTCGTCTGCTTGTACTTCAAAAACAACATTCGGATCATCAATAACACTTGCGATGATATCCGAGGCAGCTATGCTACCAGGATAATAGTTGTTAAAAACTTGCTCGCCAGTAGTAGGATCGGTGTATTGAACTCCGTTAAACACTCCGACAATCGGAACAGTTCCAGTTGCGGTATGTCTCCCCAGAACACCAGCCGTAAGCTGAGTCACAAGATCGCCTTGAAAAATTGGAGTTGTAGCTCCACTAGCGATTCTGTATCTGGATTGTCCACCCGAAAAAGGTGCTCCGCCCATTTGACGAACAGGTTTTAAACCAAAAGCGGCATCTTTATTTGCCATAAGATTTACTCCTATTTATCGTAGTTACTTTTTCCCAAAAGTAACATTAGACTTCCTATCAGAGTCATACCTAACGTAACGCCCGTCCTTTCTAGTTTCATTAAACATATTATTGTCTAACGCCTCTTTTTTACGAGCGGTCTGATCTTCATAGTAATCATTACGCTCCTCACGAGTTTCCGTAGGTATCTTCGCTAATAGTAGTCCTTCGCTATAAACTAAGCCAGCATGCCTACCAGATTCAGCAACAGGATAAGAGTATTCATCAGGTAAATCTGAACCTCTTACGAGCTCCCAACCTTCTCTAATTCTCCTAGCCACATTTGCCTTATCCTCTACTCCTAGCATAGATTCTCTTATCCATCGATATTCATATCCAGCTGGGGGTACAGGTGTTTCTAGTTTTCTTACTGGCCTCCATGGTTGTCTTCGAGAATTTTTATCGTGAGACTCGGACTCACGGGATTTTCTGGAATGTACGTTAATTTCTTCTGTCATTTTGCCTCCCTGTTCGCTATTCGTTGTTTTTCTTTAGCAACAGATTTCAACCACGCTTCATCGGACATGCCGTGTGGTTTTAATCCTTGTAGAGTTTCGACTTCGGATTTTGAAAAACGTACGCCGTTCTCTTTGCCTTGTGTTTTTTGCCGACTCCCAACGGAAGCTGAGGCGACTCTTTGCACAGCGGGCCTGTCCTCACTTTGTACGGCATTATCGGATTTTAAATCCGGATAAACTTTATAAATTCTATTACTTAATTCATTGTAATATTCATCTGATTCTAAATCATAACCCTCGCCAGCTAAAGTGTTATGAACATGTTGTGCCCATACTGTAGCCTCTACGTTTTGAGTACCGAACCAAGGGTTGTTCTCTTTCCACTCCAGAGCTTTTTCCGAAGGTGGAGCTTGTTCTTCGAATTGTTGATATTGCTCTATAGGTTGCTGATATTGTTGCTGTGGAGCTGGTTGTTCTTGTCTTTGTTGAGCTATTCTTACTCTCTCTTTTTCCAAGGCAATTTCACCTTTCAATGTGTCTGCTTTCGAGAGTAGTTCAGCATCACCGGAGGCATGAGCTTTTTTGTATAATTCATTAGCCTCTCTTTCTTTTACCTCTACTGTTTCAGCTTGCTTTGCCAATAAACTTTGTTGTGTCTGAGCTGCGTGTTGATAGTAAGCATGCACCTCTGCCTCTTTTTGGCGTAAAGCCGCTTCGAGTTGTGCCGCTCTTTGCTCTGTCTCTCTATTTCTAGCGTTTAGTTTGTTTATACGCTTGGAAACACTTTTTGTATAATTTTCTAACTCGTCGTCATTACTGGCCTCCTGTTCTGGGGCATCAGTAATTTCTACCTCTATATCTTCAACCTCTGGTTGAGCTATATCTACGTCTTTTTCTGTTGTCATAAGCTAACTATATCATCTGGATCGAGAATTGTGGCTATAACTTCATCATCATTGATGATTCGTACCTCTGCATTATCCTCAAGTTTAAACCTAGAGCCAGAGTAGCGCCCTATTAAAACCCATTGTTTTTCTTCACACCAAGGTTTATCTCCAAATCTAGCTTGGTCGTTGTAACAT